ATGTTGGACAAGTTTATGAAACTATAAATGAGTGTCATGGGAAATTTTATAATTGTTTTGAAAGTAGTAAATGTATAAGTATTATAAATTATGAGGAGTATAAAAAAAGAATTAACTTATTTCAATGGAGTGCATATGATTTTTTGTTATCAATAGGAGCCAGAGTATGTCCATACTGCAATCGACAGTATATTACACCAATTTACTCAAAAGATGGTAAAGTTAGAGCAGACTTAGACCATTTTTATTCAAAGGGAAGATATCCATATTTATCTATTTCGATTTATAATTTAGTACCTTCATGTAAATTTTGTAATTCAAGCTTAAAAGGAACGAAGGAGTTTTCATATGATTCATACATAAATCCATATGAAGAATCTCTTAGCGATTATATTAATTTTAGTTATGATTATAAAAGTTATACTGGTGTGGATGGATTAGGAGACATAGAAATAATATTAAAAGATAATTTTAATAAAGATATATATGAAATTCAAAAAGCACGTAACAATATAAATTGTTTTGGCATTGTAAATTTATATCAATATCATACTAATATTGTAAGAGATTTAGTAAGGAAAAAAATGGTATACTCTGAAGATTACATAGATTTGATATGGGAAACTAATAAAAATATTTTTAAAACTAGAGAAGAAGTTATACAAAATATAATAGGGAATATTCCATTAGATCAAGAAGGAGAAGCTTTATTAGGAAAATTGATTACTGATATTTCAGAAGAGTTGAAATTTTAAATGTAAAATGAGAGATACTTTTACACAAAAGAATGAATATGTTTAAATACTTTTCGAGGCTTGTCTACAC